TACCAACGTATTCTGGGTTGATTAAGTATCCGGACTCACCAGCGGATGAACCGAAGTCTGGCATACAATCTGGATTACCGTTTACGATGGAAACGATACCGTGGTCTGATTGGTATAAATCAACAGTAAGTTTGATTTCACCAGCTCCACCGTCATAGTTTACTGAACGCACATTGTTTGTAGCTGAAGCAGTTACACGAGCGAAATCACTGATAACGCGGCGTAATTTAGTGTCAGCAACCAATGTTAGGTCATTAACTGTACCAGTTTCTTTGAAGATAGAAGCGATGATGTCATTCAATGTTGATTCACTGAATGCTGTAGCACCAGCTTCTGCAACTGTGTAGCGGCTGTCTGCTGGAGTACGGAATGCTGCTGGAACATCTGAGTCAGCAGCGTTAGCTTCTAACCAACGTCCTAAACCACGAAGGGCATAAGGAGTGTCGGAACCGTTTTCTACAGTACGATCTTGAGAACCAGCGATAGTTTTTTCGATATCGCGTTTAAGCTCACGAATTGCTTTAGCTTCTGCTTGAGCAATCTTAGCTGGTCCGACTGAATCAACTGCTTCTTGTAGGTCCGATACTTGGTAGTCGCGGCGGAACTTCTGAACGTAGTTACCGAGACGAGCACGTCCAGCGAACTGGTCCGTAAATGTACCTACGTCATCACCTTCACCGATACCGGCGGTTGATGGAGTAGCTAATGCGTCTACTGTCCACTCTACGAATGTAGCGTTTGCTTTCTGCTTTTGAGCAGAGGAAAGGATTGGAGTTTCTTCCGGAGCAAGAATTGTCAAGACATCTGTCAAGTCTTCTCTGTTAGAAACACCAGATCCCGGATTTGTTGTGTCATATGTATTACTAAATGCCATAATGTTTTATTGGGTATTGTGTTGTTTAACGATTTTTTAATTGTTGAGTTCTGAGAGTTACAAAATCACTCTTGTTGCCAGAATGTCTAAAACGTTGGTTAAGGTCTTTAAGTGCCTTAACGGACTTATTCACTGTTTTATCTGATGATGATCCAGCAGTAATTGCTGTCTTAGGAGGTGTCAACGTAGCTGACTTCGGAGTTTCTTTGATTGCTTTACGTCCGTAGATACTGTTCGCTGCGTGAGCCATCAGATAGTTTAGTTGCGCTGCAACCTCTGGATCTGCTTTTTCTCGTAGTGAATTAAACCTTGGATCTCCAACCATAGATTCGTAGCTTTTGCGTACGTCATTGTCCTCTCCTTGTAACCAGTTCAATTCTTGTGTAGCTTGTGTATCAAAGGCTTCTTTGAGCTGTTTTGATTGCTGTACTCTTTGAACTGTTTGTAGTTGAGCCGGTAAGAACTTGTCACGAGCCTTACGTGCGTTGAGTAAACTCCTACGTACGTCTGCTTTCGTTAATTCCTTTCCTTCAACTTCTGTTACTACATCTTCGGGTCCGTAGCCATCTGCATTAAATAATGTTTCCTCTGCCCATTCTATGACATCTGTTACTTCTTTCGCCTTTTCTTGTAATCCTTCTAGTGTGTCTACTGACTCGTAGGGATTATTGGCTACTTCTTGAGTTTCTAATGGATTGTTATTTTGCAGTTGAGCCTCCATCTCTTTCAGTTTTGCTTCAGCAGCTTTACGTTTTGCTGTGAGCTCCCCGAATCGAGCGACTGCTCTACTTCCTAGCTTCTCGGATAGTTCTCGAAGATCTTCTTCGGACATATCATCTAGATCTAACTGTGAAAGAACATCTGTTGATTCCTCGGATAACTCCTCGGTTTCTTCAGTTTGTTCAGCAACGACTTCTTCATTGACTTCTGCTTCAGTACTCTCGACTGCTGCTTCTTCAGTTACTTCATCTGTTGCTTCAACAATGGGAGTCTCCTCTTGAGTTGCCTCATTTAGTTTTCCCAAGCGGCGGTTTACAAAATCCGCTGCTGACATATTTGACTGTGGCGCTGTTGTTTCTGTTGAGGGTTCAGCGACTCCCTCGGTGATTTCGTTTGACATAATGTTTGCGCTTTTTTACGTGAGCGATCACGATGGTTATATTATAACTTATGTATCAAGTTAAATTCTGTCAGAAAATCTTGTCTTTAAATTTCTCCAATCGCACATCTGTAATATCTGATCATACGTTAGGATACGACCAGAGATTTGTTGTAGTTGTTCGCTGCTTGCGTTGTGTAACTCCTCTATTGTTTCTTCTCGAAGATCCGAGATTACTTGTAGGAATCGAGCAAAGTGCTCGTGGTTACTTAAAGTTTGTAAATCTGTTTCTAGGCTCATAAATTATTGTGCTGCGGAACGCATAAGAGATACTGTACGTGGTCCTCTAGTCTTTACTTGTTTGTACCACTTGGAGTCTACCATTTCATCGGCTGCTGTACTGTAATCATTCTTTTCCAAAGCAGCCTTCATCTTCTTGAATGTACTTAATTTATTATACCCTAAATTATAGGACATATCAATTAGTGCCATCTGTACGTTCTTAGGACGGCTTTGAATATTTGGGTCGAACTTTTTTAAATCTTGAATTGCTCTAGAGACGGAGTAACTGTATAGCCTAGATATTTCTTTATCCGTTAGTTCTCTTTTGCCGGATTTTAATTCTTCTCGGTTCAATCCAAGAGAATCTAAGATGGGTTGATTGGTTTTGTCCTCTAGGTTGAACCCTACTCCAATTGACATATTGCCAGTAGTATCCTTGTAAGCCTTGGGCTTTACACCTTCGTTGACTCCTATCATTTCTGCCACTTCTTGGGCGCCTTTATTTTTTGCTACAGCTCTAGCTACGTAGCCTTGTGCGGATAAGTTATCAGCCATATTACATTTCTTGTGTGTTGATATTTCCCATCTGAGCTGGCTCTGTGCCGACTCTTCCGATTTGAGCGTTCTGTGCTTGTTGCATTTGGAAAGTGTACTGACCGGCGTACTTTTCAAGTCTCGCAGCAAATGCTTCATCTGACTGAAGTCTTTGTGCAACATCCGGCTGAGAAGTATACTGCTGAATAATAGTAAGAGCAATTTGAGCACCGTTAGGACGTGCTGGCATTTCAATACCGGCAAAGATTTTCGCGAGGTCATCTGTTACTTGTTTTACAACTTGTTCTTGAGCTGCTTCTGTAGGTTGTAGCACACGATCCGCAAGTACCGGATCAATACTGTTAGCAGCTGCATCAAGCAAGCTATCAATGTTAATACGACCACTGCGGTCCAGTTGCGTGAGCGCAACCATTTGATTAAGTTTTTTCTCTTGAGTTTCTGGATCCGAATTGAGGACATCATAAGAAATCATTATATCGTAGTTTTCGTCTGGGTTTCCCTTTCCGAACTCTACTGGGTCTGGCGATCCGGTAACTTTAAAGAATACTGAGTCCGGTCCAAACCGCTGGAAGCATTTATAACACATCTGTAAAACCTCTGCTGAGTGCTGAAGGAACTTATCAACTAAGAATTGTTTACGCACTTGAGAAATCTGAGATGTTTCATCCAATCCACAAAGTCTATCCGCTTGGGCTTCCATTGTCTTTTCAATTTCAATGGAACCAACTGGAGAAGGAGGAGTCGGAGCAAAGTCGAGATCTCCTTTTCTGCGGTAAGGTATCATCCTTCCGGGACCCCAATCTGTTGGTGCTTGACCAACGGGGTGAAGAATCGGAGGTAGAGTGGCTAGACTGTTTCTATCAATACGTGAGTCCCTTTCTACTTTTACTTGATTCTGAATGCCGCGAAGGATGTCTGGAATAGTTTGAGTATCATAGAGCCTCTTACTATCTTCAGAAAGTTTTGTAACTACTACTGGATAGTCCTCGTAACCATTAAGCAACTCGAACTTAGCGTAGCCTTCACTGTACTGCTTATGAAATACTGTACAATAAATTCCTTCGGAACCATCTTCGGGATCTATCAATCTTTGGTATCCGTACACTATTTCAATTAACTCATTTGCTTCGTAGGCATTATCAGTCAAGGATGTACTTCTACGTCCTTCTTGTTCGCGCTCTATGGAATCTATACTTACTCCGCGATATTTATCTATCATCGTTTCTACGAAGTCAGCATCCCATCCGTCCGTTAGTACTTTATTCTCTAACTCTTGAGCTGTGTAGTAAGTTCTCCAAAAACAATACGGAGCTCTCTGAGGATCCGTAACATAAGGAGGAAAGAAAAAGTCTCCGTCCGGTGCAAGTGTCTTTACTTCGGGGGCATCAACTTGTCTGCGAACAATCGGAAGTTCTGCTTCGCCGTTTTTACGTAACTCCTTCAGAGCTTTCTTAGCTCTCTTGTTACTTACTCCCGGAAATGTTGCTTGAAGTAAAGCTATTAACTCATCTTCGTTTTCGCCGGATGCGATTAACTCAACAACCTCTGGAGCTACTTGAGCTATTTGATTAAGATCTAAACGCTGTAAGAACTTACGGTCTTCTCTCTGCCAACCTACGTAGGTCATCAAGATACCGCGCTCTAGTAAATAATTAGCTCCGAGTTCCATCTCTCTCTTGAATCTAGGAATGTATCCACTTGATACCATCCACTTCAAGAAGCTAGATACTATTTTACTTCTAGGAACGTCTGTGCTTTCTACCGGAAACGCTCTTACATTAGAACGATTAAGAGAAGACATAAACAAAGATACAAGACGAGTAATCCTTTCATCAATAGTGTGCGCCTCCATATCAGCAGCCCCTTCCCAAGGGAAAGCATCAGCCCCGTGCTTTCGGTGGTCGCGGCTTTTACCAGCCCACCAATTACGTCTGTCATCGTAGCTTGTACGGCACAGATCGAAATACGCTTCTAGTTCTATAACGGTTTCGTCATAGGCGTAGCGTAAAGTTTTAATATCGGGCTCTTTCCCTACGTAAGTAAGGCTTTCTGAAATTGAGTCACTTTGCATAGTTTATTTAATATAATATCACACGTATCAACTCACTAAGTCCTTTGAGGAGTCTTTACCCAGTTGTACTTAGGATTGTCTGTACTGTTGTCAGCTTCGAGGTAAACAATCTTACCTTTAGGGAATGTTCCCTTGTACCTTAGTGGTATCTTTACTGGAACCTTCTTGGATAGTTCCTTTACGTAAACCATAATGTAAATAGGGTTCGGAGCTTCACCTAGAACTGGTCCTCTGTAAAGGACCGGCATAGATATGAACTCATCTAGGACTCTCTGTCCGTCTGCATTAATCCAAGTACCTTTACCCTTTCCGGTAACCATCTCTTCCTCTAGTTCCTTGAAGACTAGATCAAGGGCTTCCTCGAAAGGTATCCCGTATTCCTCTGCTATTTCTTTTAGTTTTTTCTTAGGCATATTAGTACCCTCCTTTATTATTTGTTATAGTTTGATAATCTCTAGCATCTATATGGTCCGGACCTTCGCCGCCATTTGCCATTCTTAAATATCTGATCACGTCAAAGAAGTCCTTTAGGGGTTCGTCCATCTTTCCGTTAGAATTGTAATTGATTAAACTATCAATCAAGTTACCGCACTCCTTGTGGATGTAACATCTGGGTTGATTGATTTCATCTATCTCTACGTTGGGGTTGTAATTAAACCACTCGTCCAATGCAGTGATTCCCATCTCTTCGGTTCTACCGTCACTAGGAATGAAGTTCATTCCGTAATCATAGAAGGCTGTGAACAAATCATCATTGTTCTCATTCTCTCTAGCAAAGTATCTGGAGTCCCCGATTCTTTCTATTACTTCTATTCCGAGGTCCTCCTCTATTTCCTTGAAGAGCTCCACGTAGCCTTCTACGTTGTACCCCATCTTTTTCGCGGCTGGTCCAAAACGCCACTTTGGATCGCCAAAAATTGCCCACTCTCCGTATGTATCACGGTCGGGGAACTCTTTTCTAATATAGACGTTA